GAGAATCTGACGCGACCCCGTGAAGAAAAGCCAACGCTTAAGAAGAGGATCTTTGCTGAAATTAAAGACATTGCCAAGACCTTCCGTCGAACAATTAAGGAATTGACGTTCAAGCAGACGATCCTGATGGCAGTTGGTGCAGCAGCTGGTATGCTGGGCCTCTGGCTGATCTATCGTGGGGTGAAAGGAAGGATGGAGAACTATCAACGCAGACAGAAGAAGATGCGACCTCTACAAGAACGAGCACAGGAAATCATTCAAGAAGCTTTCCTCAGTGGTGATGAGAAGACGTCAGTGGCGGCTCGAGCAATCCTTGAGTCATATACCAACGCAAACCCAGCACCAATCGTTACCGCAACTCGTATGTCCACTCTCAAGGACACTCTGCGTGGATTGATTTCTGGCGCTGCAGCCACAGGACTTACAGAAGCAGCGGTGTCGAGTGATAGTATCACTAAACATAGCACCAAAGCTACTACTGAGGCACAATGCTCGTCCGAAACGAGTACGAACAAGAATCCCCTTGCGAAGACAGAGGCAGCCGCTTCCAGTGATCAGCTCACAAAGAAGAATGCGCAAGCCAGCACGGAAGGATTTGCATCAGGTGACGCACGTACAGTAAAGAGCCCAACCGCAAACGTTGAAGCACACATGCAGATGTGGGCAGACAAGTCAGCTCAGGCTTTGATCTCACATCGCATTTGGAATAACTTCTACCGCGTCTATTTGATGTCAAATGAAGGACACATGCGAGGAGTGGTCAACGGACTGTTTGTGCGCGACACTGTTATGCTTACCGTGGCTCACATGCCCCAGCTGATGCAACCTGGTGACGTTTTCATGTTAGCTGGGATAAATGACAAAGCGTATGAAGTTCCTGTGAAGGACTGCAAGATGGAGTACATTCGGTACACCAGTGGAGACAAGAAGGACGCTATGTTGATCCAGTTCCCCCGCATAGTCGCATCACACAGTGACATAGTTAAGCATTTCCAGAAACGCGAAGACCATCATCACGTTGCTGGGGCTGCTGTTCTGCCCGTGTATCGAGTGGGTTCAAAGAACGAACTCAATACCGCACTGCTGGCGACCAATGATTTCGCTGTTGAAGATGCAAGGGTCACCATGGAAGGAGTCGAGAAGAACTTCCGCCACATGATTGGATACTCCATGCCAACGGAGAAGGGTGACTGTGGTTCCCCGTTGGTCGTCCAGGAACGCACGCGCATTCGCAAGATCCTTGGAATCCACGATTTGGCATTGGATTCTGGTATGAGAAGTTATGCAGTTAACATCACGCAGGAGGACCTTCAGACCGCTCTATGCCGATTTACGGAGGTGATCATTCGTGATCTTGATAGTATTCCCTTCTTAGCACCACCAGCAGAATTGCAAGGTGCGCCGCTAGATCTACTGCCAGTCCAGAATCTGGCATACATTGGTAAGTGCTCTCAACCACCTTACGCACCAACGAAGTCAGACATCATCCCTTCAGCGCTTCACAACAAGATCTACCCAGCCAAGACCAGACCTGCCGTACTATATGACAAGGAAGAAGACATCATGGTTAAAGCCATCGCGAAAGCTGCACTGCACACTCCATACTTGGATAAAGAAGCAGTTTCCGCCGCTGCCAATGATGTGACCCGTGAGTTGTGCCGGAACACCAACAAGAGCAAGCATCTTAGACGCGTGCTGACAATTGAAGAAGCAATTGAAGGAGTCGGTACTGACGATGAATATCTTGGTCCCATCAATCGGCGAACATCTCCCGGCTATCCTTGGACTATTGGTAGGAAGGGTATGGGCAAACAGCAATGGCTCGGTAAGGACGACAATTACACCTGCACACCAGATTTGCGTCTTGCCATCGTATCCCGCGAGAAGAGGGCGAAGAAAGGTATTGCAACCCCTGCGATCTGGACTGATTGTCTCAAAGATGAGAGGAGAAGCATCGAGAAAGTGGAAGCGAAGAAGACCCGTGTTTTCTCATGTGGCCCCCAAGATTTCACCATTCTCTGGCGCATGTATTTCCTTGGCTTCATTGCCCATATCATCCACAATCGTATTTCCAACGAACAATCTGTTGGCACTAATCCATACGGTGGAGATTGGTTGATGACAGCCCGGAAGTTGATGCAAAAGGGAAAAGCAGTGATTGCTGGCGACTTCTCCTCATTTGATGGAACCTTGAACACTCTCATCATGTGGGAATTTGTGAATACCGTTAACACCTGGTATGCTGATAGTGAAGCGAATCAAACGTTGCGCCGTGTGCTCATGATTGAAGTTGTGAACGCCGTTCATTTGTGTAAGGGTATCTACTATATGTGTGATCATTCCCAACCATCTGGGAACCCTGCCACCACAATTTTGAACTCCTTTTACAACTCCGTTTCTATGCGCATGGTTTTCAACATGTGTGTGCCGAACAAGAAGTTCAGTGATGTAGTTTCAATGGTGTCCTACGGTGACGATAATGTTGTCAACATTGATGAAAGTGTACTCGAAAGCTTCAACCAGAATACTATCACCGCTGGTTATGCTAAGCTCGGAATGACGTACACCGATGAAGCGAAGACAACAGGACAGGTCGCACCTTATCGGACTCTGGGTGAAGTCACATATCTCAAACGGTATTTCATTGCCGAAGGAACTGATTGGTTGTGCCCTCTGGAGTTCGATGCTATGGTTGAGCGAATCAACTGGCTCCGTGAATGTCCAAGCCACAAAGCACAAACCCTCATGAATTGTAGGGATTGCATCAATGAACTGTCTTTTTTAGACAGGGAGACTTTCGAAAGGGAATCGCAGAAGATCAAACGTGCCTGCCTGGAAGTCCTCGGAGAATTGCCCGAGACGCTTACGTTCCAACAATATCGGGAGCTGAGGCAAGCGACGCATCTTGCATAACCGGACTGACCTGGAGGGAGTGGATATCCAATTGGACCCCACATGTGACGTTTCTAACGAGACGAACCCTGAAATCACGCCTCCAAATGCTGACAACCATTCTTGAAGAATTCAAAGAGTTGAAGGTCCTGCTTTACGTACCTGTAAGTCCTGAGTCGACTACAGCCGCATGGTGTTGCCTAGTTGCGACAGCCTTCTCCTTGATGAATAATTCAAATTCTAGATCATTAGCAAGTTCTAGTCTTATGTTGCTATCAAACAACACACAACCCCTTGACTAACTCGTGAAGCGGGTACCTTGCATGTGCATGTCGAGTGAATAACCAAAAGCTAAATCATGTATGTCATAAGTAGTATCCGTGGAAACCGGC